CAATGTCACCGGCGCATTGGTGGTGGCATTGGGCAGGCGTCCGGTGGTGTTCAGTGCCAGGGCTGTTCCGAAGTATGCTGCGTCTTGGGGTACCGATGTGCTGTCCACGCCGTCCACATACTCGAAGCCCACGTTGCCAGTGACCAAGGCAGTCATGGCGGTGGAGATGACGACTTGGCTGTCCAGCAGCACTGAGCCTGCGGGGATGACGCCAAGGCGCACTTTGTCGCCCGAAGCGATGGCAGCGCTAGTATCAGCGCCAACAGCGCCGCCGTTGGATGCGGTCTGCAGGGTGTATTGCAGGCCGTGGGCATTGCCCCAGGGAGTGACGCCTACTTGCAGGCGGGGATTGGGTTTCTTGGTGATCGTGGCCATGTCAGCCTCCGTAATCAAAAATTGAAGATGGTTGAGGCCGGGTCGCGCAGTGCAACCCGGTCACTCATGGCTTACTGGCGAGCGCCGATGATCGGAACTGCCGTGTCGATGGCGATCACGCCGTGGTCGGTGAAATGCTTGGTGCCCGCACCTTGATCCACAAGCCAACGCACCTTGGCCAGGCCCTGGATGGCGCCAATCAGCAGCTCCATCTTGTCGCCGTGGTCAAAGTCCTTTTCCTTCCAGAAGAAGGGCATGCCGCCGTGTTTGCTCACGCCGAAGGCTTGCGCCAGCGCCTGGCCACCAAGCAGCAGAGCGCGATCAACGGCGTGGGTCGTGCTGAAGCTGGCGGGCACCACGCAATCGCTCTCGGTCTCGCTGGTGTACGAGGCGGCGTACTTGATCGTGTCGCCAGCGTAGAAGCGGATGGGCTTGGGCATCTTGCAGATCAGCACGCCATTCCACAGACCGACTTCGCCAAGAAACAGAGGATGGTTCTCCGCTTTGGAGGCGCGGGCCATCGCATTTGCTTGGAACTGGCGGAAGTTGGTGTCCTGGGCGAAAGAATGGTATTGTGCAGGCGACACCATCAGGCAGCGCAGCGGCGAGTCCTCGGCCACCTTGTCGCCAGGGATTTTGATCGCGGGCGGGGGCAGTGCAATCGACTCGATCACCGTGCGGATGCTATCCACAACGTCCATATCGAGCAGGTCGGTCGTGGCCAAATCCACCTCGCCCCCGCTCACGGCGAAAGGCTTGATGCCAGTGCCATCGGCAAGGAAGTGGCGGTTTTTGGTGGGTGCCTTCACCTGATTCACGGCCATCTCGGCAAAATCTGCGTGGTCAGCCGTGGGAAGGCGCCACTCGATGTTGTCGTGGAGGCCGCGGGCTCCGGCCAGGTGCACCAGCATGGACTGGTCTTGGTAGCTGTCCATCAGCGACTGTGCGATGGGGCGGCCGACCTTGCGGAAGTCAACCGGGCTGCGCAGATCGGTCATGGTATCGCCCACGTCAACCGGGAAACGTGCCTGGTTGACGCGAACGCGAGCCTTGTCCAGCGAAATGCCAGTGCCCTTGCCTTCGGCCATGCGGCTACCCATGATGGGGTAAGCGCCAACGGGCTGCACAAAGTGGAATTCCACCTCATCGCCCTTGCTGCGGCTCAAGTCCACCGTGCGAACGATGGGCATGTCGGTGCTGGTTTGCTTGCGCAGCACCTGGTTAACCTCTCCCTCGGTGGAAGGCATCTTGCCGACCATGCGGTTGAGGGTGGAATTGCGCTGCATGGACTGTGCGAACAGACCCGCAGCCTGGATAAATTGCGCATTACTACTTCCTGCGCCTACTACCGTCTTGGTCATGATGACCTCCTCCGATTGGATAAGGCAGCCTCATCACAAGGCGGCCCTGTTATTGATTGCGCGGCGGTTACACCACGCTGTTCATCAGCCGGTTTTGCTTTTCAGGGCTCAAACCGGCCATAAAGTCCAGCAATGCTGCAGGATCACCGGCCAGCGCTGCTACGCGCTCGGCATCGGTGGCACCTGCGCCCGACACACCTTGCAAGTCGGACAGACTCGTAGGCGGTCGCTGCTGTGCATTGGCCAAGGCTTTGCTCACGGCGTCGGCAGTATTTCCGCGTCCGGTCGAAGCCTTAAAGGCCGAGAACACCTCAATCACCTGCTGCGTGTTTCCATTGGAAAGCGTCTGCTCGATGGCAGACCTGGCATAGCTAGGCTGGCTACTGACCCACTTCTTGAACTCTGCCGACTCATGCACCTCGTCAGCGTCTGGATGCGCTGCGTAGATGGCCTTTGTATGGGCATCGGCTGCACTCACGGCTTCGCGCTCGCGGTACGGTGCCAGCGCTGCATTGAGCTTGGCATCCACCAGTGCGGCGGCGCGCTGCTCGACCAGCTGTGCAATGCCCTTGGCGAGTGCTTCCTCGGAGAAGTCCCCAAACAGGGATGCGTCCACACCTTCCTCGACGGCGGCTTGCGCTGCTGCCAAGTTGGCGTCCGCCTTGGTCGGTGCTTGCCCCGCATCCGCGCGGGCCTGCGCCTGAGCCTGTGCGGCGGCGAGGTTCTGAGCCTGGGCAGCGGTCAGTTCTGCGATCTGCGCTTTCAAGGCTTCGGCTTCGGCCTTGTAAGCATCGCGGGCTTGACGTGCCTCGGTGAGTTTTTCAAAAGGGATCGTGTATGCACCAGACTTGCTTGCAATGGGCGCGGGCTGCTCGTCATCCTGAGCTGCTGTGCCGGTTGCTTCGGCGTCGGTGGGCGGGTTCTCTGGTTCGCTGTTGGCGGTAGCGGTAAATTCCTGGCCTGCATCCGCATCCAGGTTCAATTTGCCTGCGAAAGCCGCATCCAGCAGTTGCTGTGCTTCAGTTGTCACTTGTGCTCCATAAGCCGGAAATCCATCCGGCGGTTGGTATGCACACCGTGTCAAGGATCGGGCCAGGGCCGAAGCCCAAGCCGTCACGCTCTCCAGCGGTGGGATTGACCAGCTCATCACGAGCCGGTAGCTCCAATGTCGCTCATTACGCGCGAAAGGCTGCGCCCTATGCTGGGTGGCGACAAAAAAGCCACCGCGTAGGGTGGCTTGTGGGGTGGAGCGCTGCTGCTTATGTGGTCAGCTTCTCTTTCAGCGCATAGCCCATGAGAGGCCAAATCTTCTGCACTGCATTGGCGCGTGCGATCTTGAGGCCAATCTCGGCATCGAAGTTCTCTGGACTGGCGCAGGCCGACTCTCCGGTCACGGTGAAGCCGTTGCGCAGCACCAGAACACAGAAAGTGACCAGTGACAGCTCGGTAGGCACGATGTCAGCGCCAGTCGGCGGATTGAACGCAGCGAGCGCGCCCCGCTCTGCAGTGAAGTAATACTCGCTGGCGATGTTGGCCTCAATATCCGCTGGCGTCACGCGCGGCGCGGTCTTGCCTTTTGCTTGGATTTCTTGCTCAATTTGCTGGTCGTTCATGGCTGTACCTCAAGGTTGTCGGCAGTCGTCGGTGTCTCGATCCCAGCCATGGGTGAAGTGCCGTCATCTGGCACGGGCGGGAACGCTGGGCTGGTGTTCTGCTGCACATCCATAGCCTCGGCAGGCATGGCCGCGCCTGTGGGCTGCGGAAAGTTGGGGTCGTCACCGTAAGGAGTGGGGCGCTGGTAGCCTGCACCTTGCATCACCACATCGGCTATCGGTGCGATCTGCGGCATCTGCGCGATCTGCGCTCCAGACTGCATGGCCGAATATGCAGCCTGCACACCAGTCTGCACCGTCTGCGCCTGCAGCAGCCTCTCCCGCGCCGCAATCTCCCGCTCGCGCAAAGCCAGCTCGCGCTCCTTGAGGTCGTGCATCAGCTCCTGCTTTACCTGCTCGCGTATAGCCTCTGGGTCGGCCTGGCCACTCGATGCGCGCAAAGCCTCCACAACGTCTTTTTTGCGTGGCAAGTCCATAAGATCGATCATAAACGGGAAAACCGCCTGCTGCTGCTCGGCGGGCATGGCTTTGATGGACTCTGACAGTGCGTTGAGCTGCTGGGCGCGGAAGCTGCTTGACGTTGGAACATCCTCAAGCGCGACCGTGATCCTCGTGCGTTGAATGTCATTGCTCAGGTACGGCATGCCGGTTTCCGGGTCGATCTCTGGATGATTTAGAACCACAGTGCGCGGCGGGTTGAGCGTGTCGCCCTCGATCACAACGGTCTGCTCCTCAGTGCCAATGTCCTCGATGATGAGCGCCATCAACAGCTCTCCAACCATGGTGCGCCCCTCCTTGAAATTGTCCATCAGATCGGCAATGCTGACCTGCGACTGCTCCAGTTGCGTCTGCTCCTGCAGGCCGGATCGTGCCGTGCCCTGGCGCCCTTGCATGGATGCCGTGATACCGCTCACGCGCTCCAGCGCCGCGCGGCTGTCCGTCATTAACTGGAATTGCTGATTATTGAGTGTAAAGTCACGCTTTACCTCAAATCTCGATCCTTGGCGGGCCATGTGATCGGCGTCGAGTATGATGTCGGCATCCGGGCGTGCAATCTGCCTGCGAAATTGCTCATCCGACATGGCCACCGCGCCCTTGGTGCGCTCCGTGCGAGCAGAAGCAATGCCCCATCGCAGCTTGGCAATAGTGCTGTTGAGATTGTCCTGCGGGAAAATCATGTCGCGTACGAGGCCGAATGGGACGCCTGTCATGTCTTCGCGGTATCCCCAGAAAGGCACATAGGGGAAATGCGGGTGCGGATACGGGCTCACGCTGTCATGCAGCAAGTGCGGCCCCATCCAATAGCAGCGCCGCACGCGGGCAACTGTTGTGCGTTCCAGCGTGCCGTGGCCACTTACTACGGCGGCCTGGTGCTTGGCATTGGCCTCGTCAAACTCAACGACGCGGCCACCACGCATGCGCAGCACCACGGTATTGACCCAGCGGCGATACCACACCTCGGCCAAGCACACCTCGTCCGTCTCCTTGCGATACCACGCCTGCTCGCGCGTAGTCCATGCGCGATTGATCTGGTCGCCCTGGTGCAAGCCGGTGGAGATTCCTCCCTCAAACAGAAAGCTCCCGTAGCCACCTAATCCGCTCACCACGTCGGCCTGCTGTATCAGCTCGCGGTGCTGCGGGAATGCTGCGGCTGCGCGGGACTTCTTGATGTAGCGCTCGCGGAAAAGCCAGGCGGCATCGCTCAAGTCCTTTTCCCGAGCGCGCATGTCCCAGAAAATCTCATTCCGATGTACGGCGCGGCAGCGTAACGGGTGCGAGAATGGGTCACTGGTACGCGCCACTTCCACCCATCCAATGCCTACGCTTGCCTGCGGGCGGAAAGCCTCGCTCATGGCCGTGTCTGCTTTGGAGTGCCGCTCTGCCTGGTTGATTCGGAAGCTCAGCGCATCGGCCACGTCTTGCCCCGACGGATCACCATCCGGTGTCACGCGCCAGTCAGTGCGGGTCTTGGCCTCGTAGCCGCATACTGCCGCAATGGCCGGCCCGATGATGTTTTCCTTTGCTGGCGGGATGCCGATAGCCTTGAGCCGCTGCAGCAGCTTGGAGTCAAGCTGATTGCCGTCCACATAGTCTGCCTCGATGTCGGCCTGCGCTCTCCATGGCGGCTGGTATATGGCTTGATTGATGATGTCTGCCCATTCGGCCACGGTCATCGTTTCGCCAAGATCGGCATTCTCGGGTGGCTTGAGGTATTTCATAGAGTTGGCCTCGGCGGTCATCACATGCGCCAATCGGGCGCGTCGGGTTCTGTGTATTCCTGCACTGCGCTGCTGGTCATCTGCGGCACCCATGTCGCCACATAGCGCATGGCGTCGGCGCCGTGGCTGTAGCTGTCATGCAATGGTTCCATGGGCTCGTTGGTCACGGCATGGATGCGGCGCTGGTAGCGCTTGACGCACTCCAGCAGGCGGGCACATTTGCGTTGGTCGATGTAGAGCCGTGGGAATATCATCCGCACGGCTTTGATGCCCTCCTCGACATCCTCGGCGCGATCCTGGCTGCGAACCGATGGACGGCCCAGCTCTCGCAATAGCTGCTCGGTGCTCTTGCCTGTCTGAAAATTGCGCGTCTTTCCGTCGTGCGGCAGGTAGTCGGTGCCCCATCGATAGGGGCGTTTTTCCAATTGTGCGACGTACCAATCCAGCGTGCGATGGCTATCCTCTATGTAGTCGATGATGCGCACGTCCTGCGGGCCACGTTGCACCATAGCGATGCTCATTGCGTCGTTCCATCCCAAGTCCCAGACTGTGTGCACCGGCAGCGTCGGGTCATAAGGCACATCGCGCGCTCGGCCATCGTTGTAGAGCGCCTCGACTTCGTGCCGGTAGATAGCGCCCTCGGCCACGCGGCGTGCCCGACCTTCCCAGATGTGCTCATAGTCCTCTTTGAGCATCGAGCGCTTGGCCTTCTTCCGCTCCTCATCCAGCACGCGGGGAAACCAGGGGTTATCGCGCCAATTGATCTCGACGACCCATGTGTCAGGGCTGGGATAGGCGATGAAACGCTGGTACGTCTCATCCGTCTCCATGTCGGGGTTCAGCGTCAGCCATATCTCGCTACCCTCTTTGCGGATGGTAGGTATCAGCACATTCAAGCTCTTTTTGCTTACGCCGTGGGCCTCCTCGATCCAAACCACGTCGCATCCCTCAAACGACTTGATGGAGTCCACCGTGTGCGTCTGCAGTCCGCTGAAAAGGAATAGTGAGCCATTGATGCCGCGAATCTCTGTCTCGAGCACCTCGAAGAAGGCACCAAGTCCCAGGCGAGCAATCTGGTCGGTCAGCAGCTGGTGCACCGACTGCTTGATGGATTTCTGCACCTCGCGGGCGCACAGCACGCGCAATGGGCGCTGCGCGGCCATGATCAGCAGCACGCCAGCCACAGCCCACGACTTTCCTCCACCTCGGCCACCGTGCATGACCTTGTAGCGCTTTGGCTGCCATATCGGTTCCAGTAGCTCGGGAATCTGCAGCTCTGGCAGTGCCTCGATGACTGCCTCACTCATCGTCATCCTCCAGGCGCTCAGGAGGCTTGACGTGTATCACTCGGATTGCGGGCGGCACATAGCCTGCAGAGCCCGGCGTATTGTCTGTGCCCTTGGCGTCCATGCCAAAAGCCTGCCGCTCCATGTCCACCGTGATTCGCAGTGTCTCGGCCAGCGTCTTTGCGGTCTTGGCGCGCTCTGGCAAGCTGATGATCTTTTGGTACAAGTCATTGCGCTTGTCCTGCCCGTTATCGTCAGGGTTGCGCATGATCTCGCCCAGCTCGGCAAGCATTGACACGCCATCTTGGCCGACTTGCGCCTCTAGCTCGTCCATGAGCCTTGCGACGATGCTGCGCTTGCGCTGGATGTCTTTGCGATGGGCCAGTCTAACGTCGGCAATGGCTACAGCATTTGCATCGACAACCTGCTTTTCCGATGCTTTCGCTGCGTTGGTAACCGATTTGGTAACTGATGCCTTGGTAACTAGCTCATCAGCCTTTGCCGCAATCTTTGCGCTTAGATCACGACCCCAATCATCACGC